AATACGAAGCTTGGATTAACTCCAAGCAGTACACCCAGTCTCTTGAAGAATACAATAGGCACAAGCTCTTGGCTTACGAGAAGGGTCAATCCCCAAACTGGGTAGGTGAGTGCACTGGTGACTTTGCAATTACCACCAAAAGTCAAGGTAAGTCTTGTGTTCTCTACCAGACATCTCTCAAGGAGCGCTACTTGGTTGATGCGGTGATTCAAACTGAGTATCCCGAAGACAGAGGAAAGAAGGCTTACGCAAAGGCATCTTCCGCATATGGTGATATTTACATCCCATACAAGTTCTATGGTTATATCGGTCAACCCGGTTCACCACAACAAATGACGATTGCCCTTCAAGATGTCGGAGATGGAAATCGTAAAGCTAATGGTTTCCGTTGGACTTGCATCTACACCCACTAAAAATATATAAAACCAAATAAAAATACAGAAAATACATAAAACCAAATAAAAATACAGAAAATTAGTTTAGATAAAGACAAAAAAATTTTTTATCGGTTATGATATTTTTTTATGAATTGTTCATAAATTTGATTTTGAGATTGTGATTTTTAATCAGTTTTATAAAACTCACTTGTCTGTTTAATATCAGGCACCCGTTAATAGTACCCCAGTTATGGCTACTTTTAACGATATCCCCTTCGAAGTGTTTACCGGTGCAATCCTCCCACATTTGGGTATTAGACCTGTGTGTATACTAGCACAAGTAAACAAGTTGTGGAAAGATTTCACAGATGATTCCATAGTTTGGAAGCATCTATATCTCCAAAACACTCCTTCCAAAATTCTCGACACCAGTGTTCATATTGGACCAAAATCGGCGCGCCAAAGGGATCACCAAAAAGAATACGAAGTTTTTCGAGAAACCGGTATAGTATCTCCACATATATTCTGGGAAGGTAAACCATTTACACCGGAGCCCACAAAGCGCTGTAGAGACTCAAACTGGTTTCTAAATAATAGTTGGTGTTGCGATTGTATGCCTCGAGAACTTAAATCTACACTTAAATCGTGGAGAGAAGTTCGCACCGATGGTGTTGATACGGATGATTTCCCGTGTCTTTGGTTTGGAAACTATCGCGACACAAGTGTGTATTGTGCTTATGTCAACTCAAAGTGGCAAGAGTACAATAGAGAAAAAGGTCTTTCTACCCACAACCTGTGTCAAAATCCAGACCACTATGATATAAGTACTCTAGGGGCGCTAGAAGATTGTAAAAAGAGAAAATCATTCAAGAAATGGACACTCAAAATTCTTGAAAAAGAGCGCAAGGCAAGATTAGCCAAGGCAACTCGGGAAAAGAAGGCTAAGTTGAAAAAGCTTGAAAAAGCACGCCGAGTTATGGAAATAATTGAACGCGAATATCTTGAAGCTGAAGAAGCAGAAGAAAAAGCAACCAAGATGTTTAACAATATCTCTCAAAGCGTCAAACTATCTTAGAAATATAGATGGAGAAATATAGATACAAAATACATAAAAAGAAAATATATAGCCAAAAATAAATAAAAAGGAATATATAGTAGAAAACACAAAAAAAAATTTTTTATGAATTATTGTTGTTCTTTTTTTATGAAGTATTCACATAAAATTTGATATATGATTTTATTTATATTTCAAAATAATCTGAACAATATTTAATCTTAAAAACTATGAAAATGATATATATCGGTTTCATGTTTATATCATTTTCGGGAATAGCATTTTGGAGAGAGAGATATGGGCTACATGATCCGTCGAAACCGAAAAGTGATAGCATAGATAGTAGAGTTAAGCAGGGGAATCGTATACTTTCTCTTTTTCATATGATTACTTTTCTTGCGGGTGCATTACATCCACTTGAAAGAGAAAATACAAGGTTTATGCGTTTCACATTTGGTAGTTTATCCTTAGTAGGTTCTCAAATAATGCTTCAATTTATACTTATGATATTATCTGAATTTTATGTTCAGCATGATATTCAAGTATCAAATAAAGATAAATTTAAAGAAGATGTAAGGAATTTGATTAAAAAACAAGATATTCTTTATAGCGAAAATTTTGAATATTCCTTACAATTAAAAATTCTTAAAAATGAAATTTCAAATCATAAAGAAAAAATACTAAGTTTAGAAAATAAATTTGAAGATGTAAAATATATAAATAGTTCGCTTCATTCTAGGTTAGAACGTATATCTGAAAAAGATAGTGAAAAGAAAGAGTTCTTAACTGAACTCTTCAACAAGATTGAAGCGTATAAAACACTAGTACCTGAAGGTGATTATATCACTATGTGTAATCTTTTAAAAAACTTGTATGAATAATTATCCTTCTTTTTAGAATTAATTTTTTATGAATTATTATTATTCTTTTATCAAATATCCTTTATAAATTTGATTTCCTTTGGTTCATATTCAAACACACATTTAATAAGTGTAATAATTACTGAAAAGTATCTCAACTTAATTCACAATGCAAGGGTTTTCTGATTCCGATAAGTTTCTTTTCAAGTTGGATGAAGATTCGGGGAATCTTATGCCCGTTCACTATCGTGAACTGGGTGAGAAGAATGATAATCTTTATGAACCAAGAGTTAAATGGTCGGATGTTGCTCTCAATGGTGTTCCACTAGAACAGACATTTGAATATGAAGATGATATCACTCGCATAAAAGAAGAAAAAGTTGTTTCTTGTGATAAACAAGGTGTTATTATGGTGAATAGCAGACCATCTCAACCTCTTCCACATGTTGAAGAAGTAGAAGACAAACATTGGGTAAAACGCCTTGAACGGCTTTATCCAATGAATTATCAGGAGGCAAAGAAGAAGAGGAAATCCATAGAGAGATATCCAGTGAAGCCGAAATGTAAGAAACAGGTTAGAGATGAGAAGATAAACTCTTCATCTGATAAGTTTCTAGAGATTACCGATGAGAAATTGGGAGGCGAGATTTCACTAGATTACACGATTTACATTCAGAAGAAAGACGATTACAAAATCATCAAAGAAGGATTGATGCGAACACCAAGTGATCCTTTCTGGCCGCCACAATACAACATCATCAAGGTTCCCATTCGAACAAAGTATTGCCCTCCTCTTCATTGGCTAGAACCTGAAGTGGATTGGGAAAAGATTTGGATTCATGTAGACGAACTCAAAACAGGTAAGAAAAGAGATTATCATTATTACCCAGATGATTGTGGATATGGTCCATGTATCTACTTTTACGATAAAGATAGTGATGACTTGAATTACAATTTTGACTGGACAAAAGACTATATGAATATACAGCGTTATTTTGGCGATTACAATGTTTATTATTAAACAAACAATCTAGATTATAAATATTATTAATTTTTTATCATTTAAAATTTAGAATCTATATTTTTTATAAAAGATGGAAGAAAGACAAAAGATTAAAAATAACATTATTAAATTATCACATAGTATAGTTGTATCAGGTTTATCTAGTGCTTATCTATATGAATCAAATCTATTCATAAAAAATTTAATATTTTTTATTTCTTCAACCTATTTCTATTATGATAGTAAACTATTATTAAAAAGTGATAAAATAGATTATCCAATCTTATATCATCATATTCTATCATTATTGTTATTATTCGGATTTTATATAGATTATTATGGAGGTGTATTGATTTATTTATATAATTTAGGTGAATTATCTAATATACCTATGTATATTACATATCATCTAAAAAAAACAAGTCCAAATATGAATCTTATCGTATGTTCAAATGTGTTACAAACATTATTTTATGGTTATTTTAGAGTATATTGTTTCACCCGTTTCCTGATAAAACATACATATTTAATTTATACTCCGTTAGCACCTCTTTTAGGAATTTATCTGATGGGATTAGTATGGTTTTATACATTATGTAAACAAGTTTACGAAGAAAGGGTTACGATAAAATATATTATACTTGATAAACTTCTACAAAATGTATAAATTTGATTTAAAGTTAATATTAGTAAGCAAATAAAATGAGTGAAGGAAAAGAATGCTGTTTAACAGATATAAATGAAATATCACATATAGATAAAAGATTTGATAAAATACAATCTATAATAAATTCTCTACCAGAAGAAGAACAAGATAAAATAAAGTTATTGAAAAATAAAGATGTAATCTCATGGATATTTGGTCATACTAAATTTTTTGAACCTGAAAACCCGGTTGTATCATATGGAAATAAATATATTCAAGTAGATACAGGGGAAGTTTATAAATCTGGAAAAAGGAAAGGTCAAAGAAAAATGAAGAAAAAAAAATATGAAGATAAAAACAAACCTAAATACAAATATAATAAAGGTCAAATAAAAGAAAAGAGAAGGGAAAATGAAGCAGAGTGGAATATGAAATTAATGAAAGAAATCCGCCCAGATTTATTTAAAAAAGAGCATTCTCAATCATCATTATTTGGACTATTCGGTGAGATCTTAGTAAAAGAATATTATATTCTAATAGGTGAATTTAAATCAGATAAACCTGATAAAAAAGCTGGACATGATTTGGATTTAGAAACTATAAAAGAAATGATAGAAGTAAAAACTGGTTCTTACTTTACGACAGGAACTGCGGGGGAGAAAATATATGGAGTCCCTTACAAATATTCTGAAGTACCTGATTTATATGGGAAACCACTTCTAATTATATTGATTGGTGGTGATAAAAATGATTCTAGTTTAGTATGTGAATCATCCCCTAAAAAAGAGAAAATGAAGAAAATTTGGAAAGAAGAATTTAATATAACTTTTATATGTTTTAAGAGTCTCCTTGATAATTTATAATAACAACCTCTTCTGTTTTAGCTCCAGGATTTTTAGAATTTATCGCCCTCCTACATGATATTACATGATATGTATAGATATAATCCCTTAAGTGTTCCCTTATCAAAGGTACATTTGCATTACTCATCATAAATTTAGAACCTATTGGTAATTCATTGCACATAGTAAATAATTTTTTATGTTGATTTAAATCAAATCCTTCTTTATTATATCCTACAAAGGATTTTTCATCTTCAGGAGCATAAGGTGGGTCTAAATAAACAAAATCATCAGGAGATACTTTTTTTAATGATTCACTAAAATCAGAATGAATAAATGTAACCCCTTGAATCAATTCAGAAAATTTTAAAATATCATATTCAGATAAATTAATAGTATAATAATGACCACATGGAATATTCATTCCATTTGGACCTTCTCTATACATACCTCTAAACCCTGTTTTATTCATAAAGATAAAATATGCACTTGCTAATAAAGTAGTTTTATCTTTCATTTCATTA